TATTCATTTACTTTACTTTCGATAAAACGAATTACAAACTGACCTGATGTTGTAATCGCAGTTGCTTGTCTTACATCATAATATCTAAAGTATTGATTACCTATTGCGCCATAAGCCGAGTTTAACGCAATCTTTTTTGCCCATTGTATATTGTGATACGTAGCAATCTTATTTGTAAGTTCTTTACTTTTTGTTTTTTGATATTCTTGTTTTGCTTGAAACTCTAATGTTTTAAATTTAACACGATCATTGTACATACTTTGTAATAGTCTTGGTAAAAAACCTAAACTATCTGTTTTAAACATTGCACCATTAGGAGTAATACAGGCACCTTCAGTTTTTAAGTGTGTTAATGGTGTCGCCTGTTTTAACAACTTATCAACTGAAATGCCTGATGATTTAACGCCAATGATTTTTTCTGGCGAAATGTTATACTGCATAATTAGATGAGGATATAGAGAGTTAATGTCAAATGATACTATCCATTTATGCATACCTGTGATTGGGTCTTTAACATAAGCGCCGTCATACTTGTCTTCCTTGACGTTATCTTCCTTTGGAGGAATTATTATATTATCTTTTCGTAAGAAGTTATAGATTAACATATCCCACATTCTTACTTGCGAGAATACATCATTGTAATTAACTTTTGCTTCATAAGCCATAGTTAATACAAGTTCAATTAATTTTAGTTTATCTTCTAAACCATCAACAATCTCAACGTCTTGTATGTTGTAATCTATAAATGATTGAAAATCTTTTGTATACCATTCTCTAAAAGTATCGTAAGGCATTTCGTCTTTACCTTTACCAAGTTCTACTTTACCAATGTAATCTAGTTTATAACTTTCTTGTCTTGTTGGAATAAACTTTTTGTATAGGTCCAAGTAATCTAACATTACAATACCAAAAATATTATAATGAGTTTGTGGTCGACCTCTTACTACAATTGATTCTCTTTCAACTAAATTCCAAGGTGAAAATCTTTTAATAACTTTTTCATCTACGATATGACATATTCTATTCATCAAATAAGGTATATCAAAAAACTTTGTATTCCAACCTGTAATAATATCAGGATAGTTCTTAATCCAAAACTTCATAAACTCCATAATCAAAGATTTTTCTGACTTACATCTTATATAAGTTATATCTGTTCGATCTGTTTTAAACTCACCTGTGCCCCAAGTAATGATTTGTTTATTTGATTGATTTTTAACTGTAATCGCTAGTAGTTCTTCTGTTGGATTTTCTACATCAGGAAAACCATTTTCCGCACTACATTCTATATCAACAGTAAATATCTTTATAAACTCTTTTGAAAATTGCATATCGTTTGGAAATTCATCAGCGATATATTGATATTGATAACGGTCCATACCATACAATGGTGAGTTATCTGTATTATATGATTTTTTAAATTCTCTTGCTTTTGAGATACTACCAAATGTAATTGGTTTAAGATGTTGACCTTTTAATGTTTTAAATTCTGTTTCTTCTTGCGTTATAGCATAGAGTGTTGGACTATAATCAATCTTTTCTTTATATTCTTTTCCCTCGTGGATACCACGTACTAAAAGTTTACCTCTATGTTCGATAACGTTTTTATAAAAGTTCATAATTTAATTTGGTGGAGGATAGCGGGATCGAACCGCTGACCTCCTGAATGCAAATCAGGCGCTCTCCCAGCTGAGCTAATCCCCCAATAAGTGAGCAATCAAACCATCGTGTTTTTTTGTCAACATTATTTGGCACGATAATCTGCTTCTTTTTTCATCAAAGTTTTTTTCATATTCTAGTAATTCAATTTCAGGTGTATTATAATCTATTTTATCAATTTTGTCAACCCACTTATCATCTATTTGTACGTGACAAGTTGCACACGCACAACAACCTGAACAATCTGCTGGTATTTCTGGAATAGGTATTTCAGAATAATCTCTAGCCGCCTCCATAAGAGTTCGGCCTTCTTCAACATCAACAGGTATTAGATTGCCATTTCTAGCAAAATAAACCGTAATCATTATAGTTTAGGCAATTTAGTTTCTGTAATTAAACCTGGCGCAGTAACAATACTACTTGTATTTTGTTGATACGAAGTAAGCAATTCTTCTTTTGGTTCTACAATTGATATAACATTAGCATTTTTTATATCTACTGAATTTTCTTTTGAGTATGGACTATACAAAGTCATCATCAATTGTACAGGTTTTCCTGGTCCTTGTTGATGAGGTATAATTACAAACGGTTGTTTTAGTGTAACTGTATCTATTTCTAAATTGTGTGTGACTTTGGCAATCACATCTTCACCTGTGGTGAGTCTTAATATTTTCACATCTGACATAATAACTCCTTATTGTTTATAATATAACACACATTGACTTAAATGTCAATGTTATTTCTTTTCAAAACCAACTTTATCTTGTTTGCCTTTTTTTTCTATTGGTCTTAATCGTTTACTTAATACGAAAGTTCTATTAGGGTTGACACTTACATTCATCTGTCGCATTAATTCTCTATTAATTAGTATATCTGAACCTGATCGTGGTCTTTGGTCTAAACCAAATTCAATATCTTTATATGTAAAACCATTAAATGTAATATCTAATAATATCGTAGGTCTAACTTCTGATGGCTCTTCACCGTCAGCATTTGCTCTATAAACTTTACTTGTACCGTGTCTTGGTTTAGTATAAGTTTTTCCGTCATACTTCCATTTAACTACTTTACCATCTTCTATAATTTCATCAGCGTGTAAGGCACAAGCTTGTGAACCATTTCCTGTATCAAATTTTGCTCTAACTTTTCCTAGTTCATCTAGTTCAACAGTTTCTAACCAACCACATTCACTATTTGCTTGTCTATCCCAATGACTTCTTTTTGATACCCAATCTATAATATCATACATTAATTCTTCGCCACCGATAGCGCCTGATGGTTCTGGTTCTGAATAGTAATCTTTATATTGATAACCTTCGTATTCAGCACCTGAGCCTGGACTACCATTGATTTCTAATACATAAGGTTTACCCTTGTAAATGATATGATCTACGCCTACAAGATACGCTTTGGACGCTCTAGCGGCCTTTAAAATGACTTCTTGTTCTTCTTCACTTAACTTATATGGTTTTGGTGTAGCGCCTCTATGAGTGTTGGATCTAAACTCACCTTTAGCGGCTATTCTATTTGTTGACGCAAATATCTTATTATCTACGACTAAAGTTCTTACATCACCATCTACTTCCATATATTCTTGTATTAATACTTCTGCATCGTGTTTCCATAACGCTTGAATTGTAGATACTAAACTATCCATACTTTCAATTTTAATTACACCAATACCTTGAGTACCAGTTAATGTTTTAAGTATGATAGGAAATTTATTACCAACTAATTTTACAGCATCCTCTATGTTTTTTTCATTTGAAACAAATGCTGTTCTTGGTGTTGGTATACCAAACTTTTCAAATAGTAATGCTGTTGTTAATTTATTATCACACGTTAACATTGCTGATCGTGTGTTTAACATAAACGCAGATGAATTTTGAAACGCTGATAATAATGATAAACCAGCTTCGTCTTCAATAGAACCTGCTCGTGTTATACAAACAGTATCTTTACCTATAAATGTATGTTCGGAATCTTTACCATCATAATTGTAAATGGTTAAAGTATTTTTATCTTCGTCTTTACCTGTGATGATAGCGTGTTTTGTATTGATGATAACACACTCAAAACCTTTTTTCTTACAAGCTTTTTCAATTAGACCTACAGTAAGTTCTTTTTTAGGAGCTTCACCAGCTTTTTGTTTTTTAACGTTGGGATTAGACTTCGTAATGATTGCAACCGTAATCGGTTTATTCTTACGTTCTACGTCTTGTTCTGTTAAATATTCTCTAAATTTAGGAACCAACATCTATTCATTCTCTGATTTAACTTCTTCCTTATTTTCGTCTATCTTTTTTCCAATATTATATTTCGCTGATAAGTTCCATTCTTTCTTTTCTTTAAAAGGTAATACTTTGATTTGAGATAAAGGTGCTTTGTTTTCAGCTTGTGATCTATCTACTATATCAATTAAGTTCCAATCTTGTAAAAGAATTGAGATTGTATTTCTTCTTTGTATATCATTTTCTGTCAAGGTTGCTTTCTTACCATCTAAAGCAAATAGTTCTTTAAAGTGTGTGATGTAATACTTACCTTGTTTGTGTAAGATATGACAAGATTGATATAATGTTTTGTCTTTTCGACTAGCGACACCGATACGTGTCAAGGTTTCTCTGATCTTTAGGAAGTCGTCTGGTTGTTTGATTGTGACCTCTAACATACTTTCTGGCGACCAGTTTACAATTTCTTCGCTCATTTTTTTCTCCCACCTTTATTCAAGGTCTCTTTTATAAATTCAATTTGTTCGTCTTTTAGTATGTTGAGTGCCTGTTTAGCTTTCTCATTACTATAACCATAATACTCTTTTACATACTCTAAATTTTTCAATTTGGCTTGTGATAACCACTTGCCACCAAATCGCTTCTTTTTTCTAATACTATTTATGTAAAAATGAAACTGGACTTTCTTGTCTAAAAAGTGATACCCATTCATCTCATTCGCAGATGCAATACAATCATAATGCATAGATAAACACTTGTTTATGATAAAAGGAGGATACTTCTTCTCCCAAGTAAAATCGTCTGTATCTAATAAATTTTCTTTAGTGAAATTAATTGCATTTAAATAATCTTTCAATTCGTACATAATATACCTCGTGGTGCCGCTTCACGGACTCGAACCGCGGACCTACTGATTACAAATCAGTTGCTCTACCAGCTGAGCTAAAGCGGCTCTTATTATTTTCTTTTATTGTGTCTACCCATATACCAATCACCTGGTTCATAATCCCAACGTTTACCGTGATGACCTCTTATATCAGCATACCACATTCTTAATTTTACTATTAATGTTCTAAATAATGTTCTCTTTGCCATTCTATTCTCTACTTAAATTTACAACTTGCCATAATTTCAGTTAAACAAGCAATCATATTTATTTCTTGGTCAGCGACAAACGCAGATTTATATTGGTATCCAGCCAAAATTAATATAGATTGAGGGATAGATTTAGAGTCTAAACTTGAATATAGAATTTCGTAAATCGTTCTAAACAAGTGAGATGGTTCTTTGTCAAGGTTTTGTATAACCCACTTTCTCATATCATTAAATCTTTTTTCTTTTAAAGATGAGATAAGTTCTTTTGTATTGACTTCTGATAGACTAAACAAGATACCACTATCAATCTTACCCCTTACAGAATATCGTTGTAGTTCGTTGATTGTTCGTCTAAAGTCTGGATAGTATTTTTGTATAAGTTCTGCCAAGACTTTTTTATCAAACTCTATGTCTTCTTGTTTTAAGACATCTTCCATTCTACTCATAAACGCCATAGCAGTCTTTTTAACTTGACCATTTGTAATCTTAAAGTCAATGACTGTACAACGACTATGTAACGCTGGTATTATCTTATTCTTATAATTACAAGTAAATATAAATCTACAGTTCTTATAAAATGTTTCGATAAAATTTCTTAACGCAGGTT